GGCTTTAACTGTTTCTCCTATGTGTCCTCAAGAAACTGGGGCGATGGCTGCAAGTCATTCTGTTTTTGTGGATGGAAAGTTGGTAAAAGTTTCTACTGTTATTCCATCTGGAGGAGTTGCTACTCCTAGAACATCTTCCATTTTTAAAGTATCAAAAAATATTGAAGGAGCTTTAGTAGTTAATAAACCTTATGCAGCTTCACAGCATGAAGGGGTTCGAAAAGGCCGGCGCTATGCAAACTATACTTTGATTCAATCAGGGCCAAAATGGATCGAGTCGAAATTAGTTCGTTTTGGTAAAAAGTATTTTAGCATGATTGCAAAGAGGGTAAAAACTCCATGAGTCTTGCATCGGACATAACGCATTTCTTAGATTCAGGAACTTCTACATTAACGATGGGAACAAATCTTTTTGTTGCCGAAGAACCCGTAGATTCGCCAGATACTTGTGCAATTGTAATTGGATCTCCGGGATCATACGATACTGAATCCGGGCTGGAAAAGCGATCAATTCAAGTGGTAGTAAAAGCTAAATCATACATTATAGCAGAAACTTTGGCGACGACAATTTTTGATCTTCTTAAAAACAAAACTGGATTTTCATCTATAGCAAATATTTTCTATTGTGAAGTTTTGAGTGCTCCCTATCCCATAGATAGGGATATAAGAGGAAGAATTATTTTTTCAATCAACTTTCTAATATCCAAAGTTACACCTTAAAGGAGGTTAATTATGGGATTGGGAGATATGGAACTTGGCCCTTGTCAAATCTTATTTGGCACTGCAGGTGCTGAAGTAGATCTTGGAAGGACTGAGGGAGATGTTGTTATTACTTGGGAAACCGATATTGCAGACTTAAAGTCTGATCAATACGGGACTAAACCGGAAGATCAAGTTATTACGGGAATGGGAGCAACTATCAAAGTTCCCCTTGCAGAAAACACAAAAATAAACTGGGCATTAGCATTAAACCAGTCTGTTTCTGTTGGTGGGCATCTAATTGAAGGTGCAAGTATCATCGGAACGAAACTGTACGATCAAGCTAAAAGTTTGCTTTTGAAGAAGTATGTTGATGGAGTAGCATCTACTGACGAAGCAGACTGGATTCGCTTTCCTAGAGCTGCGCCTACAGGCAACTTTTCCACTTCTTTTGGAGTTGCTAACCAGAGAATCATTGAAGTGACTTTTACTGCATATCCTGATCGAACGAGCCATGATTTGTACTATATTGGCGATGAGAGTGAATCTTAGGAGATAACTTATGGGAATGAAGATAGACATTGATGCGTTGTTGGCAGATGATGAGCTGGAAATTGTCTTGAGAGGAAAAACCTATATAGTTAAAGACGTACCTCTAGCAACTTTTTTGGACGCTGCAAGACTTGAAGACGATAAGAATGATCCAGAAGCTTTGCATAAACAACTTGCTCTAATTCTTGGAATTGATAAAGTGGAGTTGGATGGTCTTGGGTTAAAGGCTGTCGGGATGACTTTGATGGAAGTACGTAAATGGGTATTGAATTCTAGTGGAATGCCGGCAGTAGAATCTGGAGGTGCGGCGGGTTCGGGAAACCCTTAGATATTGCGTATGCATTTGCAATGCTGGCTTCTGAGTTTGGTTGGCGCCATGGAGATATCCTATCGCTCACAGTACGCCAATTTTACTTATATTTAAGCCAAATCGAAAAACTAGAAGCCAGAAGAAACTTAGTATCTTGTAGTATTAGTGCATTTCCTCATGTTGACAATGCGTCCAGAAGAACGCAGATACAACGATATCAAAGTGTTTTCAAAACAACTAATGTAACAAATCAAAGTAAAATTGACCAAAATTGGGATGCCCTTAAAGAAATGAGGAAACATAATGCTGGACGCCGGAACCATTACCGCAAAGCTTCTACTTAATATTTCTCCTTTTACTGAAGGCATCAATAAAGCTAAAGCTGAATTAACTCCCCTAAAAAATAGTATATCTGACTTTACTAACAAAGTGATAAAAGCAGATAACGCAACGAAGGGATGGTGGGATACTTTTGGGCGTGTTGCAGTAGGTTTTACTATTGCCTATCGGGCAATGAATGCATTTGAAGCTGGATTAGGAAAAGTTGTTTCTTTATTTAAAGAAGCTATTGTTGAAACCGGAGAATTATCGGCATATCAAGCAAAACTTGCTATGTATTATAAGTTAGCGTCGAAAAGTCAAGATTCTCTAGCTGATATTTTTAACCAAGCTACAGGAAATGTTGCTGAATTAGCAAAAGTATCCCTTTCATCTCTTACCCCTCTTGAAGAACTTACTACAGGATTTGACGAACTTGCACAAGCTGGAGTTATTGTATCAAAGAAAATGACTCCAGCATATGCAGATCTAATTTCTTTTACCGACTTGATTGCAAAATCTACTGGATCTTCTACTAAACAAATTCGGCAAGAATTTCAGGCTTTAACTGAAGGAAGAATTCGAACTTCAGATATTCTAGCTAGAAGTATGAAGAGATTTAATATTCTTACAGAAGAAGATTTAAAGAATCTTAAAGATCAAGTCAATACCCAACAAATTATAGATAAAATTGCATTAAAAATCCATGATCAATGGAAAGACGTAAAAGAGATGATCATGGCGTCCGATGTTAATTCTGCTCTAACCTTTTGGGAAAACCAATTTAAAGGCATTTCCCGAGAAGCCATCTCGATTGCAACTAATTTAAAAGGGGTGCGAAATATCTTTGCAGATGTTGTTTATCAGCACGGTAAAAACTTTGCTACATTGCTAAGTACTAAAGATATGCAAAAATTTGTAATTATTGTTCAGGATCTAGCATCAGCTTTAGATTGGTTGTTGGTGGGTTTTGAAAAGTTTTTTGTTGCGCTTTTATCTGGATACGCTTATATAAGAAATTTTGTATCTGCTTTAATTGATACATACAATGAAGTTGAAGGTTTCCGATCAGCTCTAGATGGTCTATGGGAAGCTTTTAAGTTTGTTGTAGAATTGAAATTAGCGATACTTCTACTTAAATCTTTAGGGGGCTTAGCAATATGGCTTGTAGGACCTCCATTAGGAATACTAAAAGGAGCATTTAAATTACTTAATGCCCAAGTAGTAATTTTGAACTTCAGTTTAAAAACGACTTATTTTAGGCTGCTGGCAATACCGCTTTTAGCTGCTGCTTGTGCATTAGCTGTTTATTCTCTTGGCCAGGTTCTTTGGGAAGAGTTATCTAAAGTTGGTCCTACATTAAAAGAAACAATATCTGGAATTATGAAGGATATTACAACTGCAATTAAGGAAAATATTCCGACTTGGATGAAAGAGCTTGGAACTTTCTTTACATGGGTAAAGGAACAGAAACTAGATCTTACTCCTGGGGCAGCTGGGTCTTTAGATAATACATTTAAAGGCGCAAAAAATAAGTCTATGAATAGAAACGCCCTTGCAATTTCTGGTGGGATTAATAGTGCCGGATCCGGTATAGAAAGTGTTGAAGGAGCAGGATATAATTTTTTAGACAGATGGTGGAAAACGATGAAAGGAGATATCGATACTGTCTTCTCTGGCGTTGGTGGAACGTTAAAAAACTTAATGCCTGATTTTGTTGGTAAGTTTGAAGATCTAGGAAAAGTAGAAGGCATTGGAGATGTTGCGGATCAGACTAAAGCATTAGCAGATGCTGCACGAGAACTTGATCAGATTGTTAAACAAGGAATTCCGGGATTGACTGATGTAGAAGCTGAAAAAGCAGAACGTGAGGCTAAAAAAGCAGAGCAGCATATATACAAATTAAAAAATAAAATTTTGTCTATTAAAAATATGATTGCTTCTATAAGGGATCAAGAAAAAGCAATCGTTAAAAAAGATGAAGAAGCAAAGAAAAGAGATCTTGTTAGGTCTTTAGACCTTCAAAGGCAGATGCTAAAAGATCTTTCAAACGATAGGAGAATGCAAATACAACAAGATGCGGATCTGAAATTAGAATCTAGATTGGCACTAATTAAAAAGCTTCAGATTGCAGATGAACAGAAAAATAAACTCACAGAAATGGCAGAAGCTGTGCATACTAGAAAGCTTTTGATTATCCAGGGAACGTATTTGGATGGTATAAAAGACGGATTCAGAGAATTTAGAGATAATGCCCAAACAGCATTCGAGGCCGGTCAATCTCTTGCAAAGACTTCTGCTGACGCAATGAAATCCGCATTTTCAGATTTGTTTTTTGACTTTTCCAAGATGGAATTTAAAGATTGGCAAGATTATGTAAATGCTGTTTTAGATAGCATTTTAAAACGTCTTGCAGATACGTTAGCAGAAATTGTTACAAAACAGTTAACAGATACTTCAGGCGGATCTTGGCTTGGAAGTATACTAGGAGCCATTGGGGGATTTTTTGGCTCTGGATCTAGTTCTACTTCTGGCACTACTTCTAATTCAACTGCTTTTACTTTTCATTCTGGAGGAGTTATAGGATCAGATTCACTTCCATCACGTATTGTTTCTCCCTATATTTTTGCAAATGCACTCCGGGCGCATGGAGGATTAATGTCAAATGAAGTTCCTATTATTGCACAGAAAGGTGAGGGAATCTTTACTAAACCTCAAATGAAAGCTTTAGGAGCTAAAGAATCTGGTGGAGGAGATAATTACTTTGCGATTACGGCAATAGATACGAAATCTTTTGCAGATGTTATAGATAGAAATTCTCAAACTATCATAGGGCCTATTAAGAAAGCACTTAAAAGAGGCGATCAAGATTTGCGAAATTTGTTGAGGAAATCAAGATGACAGCGTTTCCATCTCTAACAACTATACGATACATAAGCCCTTTTCCGGAAAGTCTTCAATTTAAGACTCTGATATCTAATTATGAGGATCAGGGAGAAGAGCAGAGAAAGCAGAAATGGCTTTTTCCTAAGAGATCTATAACACTTGGATATGAATTAATAGATATAGCTGATGCTAAAACTTTATGGCAATTTTATTGTGCAAGAAAAGGATCGTTCGAAGCTTTTAATCTTTTTTATGACCGTATTGATTCTTATCTCTATGAATACGTAGGAAAAGGGGATGGAGTTACAACTGTTTTCAATCTTCCTTGTTCATATTCATCAAGTAGATCTCTGTATGCTAACTACACTTTATTGACTTTGGGCGCGGATTATACTTTCACGGCTTTAGGCGGAACGGATGGGGCAGATCGAATTACTTTTAATCCTGTGTTGGCAGCAGGAAATATCATAACGCTGAGTTTTACTGGATATTTAAAAGTTCGATGTCGTTTTGCTCAAGATAAGTTGGATTTTCAAACTTTCTACAGATTATTAACATCTATGCAACTTGAGTTAAAAGGATTGCTAAACGCATGAGAGCAATTGACAGCAACATTTTAGCTGAATTAGCAAAATCAGAACTGAGGCAATTTTATCTGCTAAAACTGGATAATCCTGTAGTTCCTATGTACTACACAGATTGTGATGTGGATTTATACGATAGTGTAGATGCAGTAATGTGCTATGCTCATGGATTTAGCATTAACGACATTCAATTTTCTCTCTCAACTATTGTTGATAGTGTTGATATAACAATTGATGATTTGAATGCTCAACTTAAAAGCATTTTTATTGGGAGTACATTAAAAGGATACACGGTTACATTAAAATCCATTTATCTTAATAGTTCCTACGTTCAAGTTGCAGATCCAATAATTATATTTATTGGAGAATATGGACCTTTTGACATAAATGAATCTCAACTAAAACTATCTGTATACAGTATGGATTCAAGATGGGCGAATTGTAGTTTGAATCGCCAAGGAGCTCCATGCAGATATAAAGTTCTTGGAGGTCCTGAATGTCGATATCTTGGAATAGAAACTACATGCGATCGTACTTATAGAAGATGTTCAGAACTGAGAAATACTGCAAATTTTGGAGGCGAACGATGGTTGCCTTCTATTATAGATAAAGAAATTTGGTGGGGAGCTAGACAATATACAAAATGAAAACACCACAATTTAATCTATTTGAATTTACATCTCGAATTTCTAATAGCAAATATCGGTTAGGATGTGTCGATTGCTTTAGCATAATCTTAGACTATCTTTCTTTTAGAAATATTGCCATTCCTGATCAATTTCAAGGAATTACAAGAGAAAGTTACACTATTTTATTCCTAGAGGACGCAATCAGAGCTAAAGAACTGATGGTTGCTTTTGTAGATAGCCTTTTCCGGCACAGAGAAAATGTTAATTTGAGGATGCCGGGCGATATTTTATTAACAAAATTAAAAACAGATTCCAGTTCTCTATCCTTGGCTATAGAATCAGGAAATGGCATGTTAATTTGTGTAAGTATGGAATTGGGCGTAATGATAGTATCTTCTCAATACTATAGCATTCTTACTTGTTGGATTGTGGAATAACTTATGCCTCAAGCGATTCCTATAATAGCGATAGCAATTTCTTCGGCCTTGAAGCTCAGTGCTGCATGGACAGCTGTAATAGGATTAGCTGCATCTGCGGCTACAACTCTACTTACTAGCAGATCGGAAGATAAGTCACACGATCCAACAACAGGAACCCGACTAAACAGTTCTAGCACTAGTATAGCATACCCAGTTGTTTATGGGACAATGCGGGTTGGAGGAAATAGAGTATTTCTATATTCTGGAGGGGCAAACAATAATACTCTATGGATGGTGCACAATTTAGCTGAAGGTGAATGCGATGGAATTGCAGAAGTAGGAGGAGTTCCTCAGATATGGTTAGGAGATAAACTATATACTGCATATGGTATTTGGTATGATTACTGGTTCTATAATGGATCGAGCATTCAAGTTTATAATGATGAATTGCATACTGCTTATCCAGCATGGACTGATAATAAAAGAAATGTTTGTTATGTAGTTCATAAGTTGCTGTTTAACTCAAATATGTATCAAGGACTTCCTAATATAACTTATCTATTAAACGGAAGAAGATTATACGACTTCAGAACAGGCTTGACTGCATGGAGTGATAACCCAGTTCTTGCATTATATGATTGGGAGACCAACAAGCTCTACGGAAAAGGAAAAGATACAACTACGATAGATATTGCATCTTGGACAGCTACCGCCAATTATTGTGATCTCCGAGGATTCAAAATAAATATGAATATTGGTGATCTTTCTAAAAGTGGCGAGGACGTGTCCCAGTCAATAAGAGATCTTTTTCATGGGCGATTAAATTGGTGGAATGGCCAGTGGTATTTAAGATACTCGGATTTAATTTATGAATCGTCTGTCATGACATTAACAGATGAACACATAATTCAAAATGAAGATGGTTCAGCAGAAATTACTGTGCAAGATCCTGGACCGTTTGACGTTCCCGATGGGTTAAAAATAAGATTTCTTGATAAGGCTTTAGATTATGTTGAAAGTTCTATTCTAATTGGGGAAGATTCAGAATCTACCGAAGAAATTGTTTTAGACGGATGTACTGATAGGTTGATGGGGCGGGTTTTAGGAACATCTTTTTTAGAGCGGAAGCAGCTGAGTCGAAACATTTCGCTCCAAGCCCGAGGCGATGCATTAAGACTAGAACCTGGAGATCCTTTAACTCTTTATTCTACTGCCTTAGGGATTAGCGGTCAAATAACAAGAGTTGCTCAGTCTAATCTATTGACGAATGGAAATATTGCTCTTTCATTGATGTATGAAAGTTTATCATTAACAGATAATGTTTATGATCTTGAACTTGATGATGTCTACACTTGCTCATTGGCAGATCTTCGAGCAGAACCTCCATCAGTTGAAAATGTCGCTGTAACTGAAGAGCAGTATATGTATCGGGATCGAACTTTTACAAAGTTACTGGTGGATTTTAACCCTCCTACAAACTATCCTTGGTTTGATCATGTTGAAGTAAGAATAAGTTATGATGACGTTACATGGACATATCTGTATAATGTTTCAACTGAGTTTGAGATTCTAAATATAAAAGAAGATCAGGATTGCTATATTAGACTAAAAGTTGTGTCTATGTCACCTTTAAATAAAAGCCAAGAAGATATAAATGATTATAAGATACACTATAAAGTCTTGGGTTATACAACTGCACCCTCTTCTATTACATCTTTGGATGCGGTAGTGAATCAGAATTCTATAAATTTATATGCTGCAAGAGTTGCATCTCCTGACATTGAACTATACGAATTTCGGGTGGGGGCATCTTGGATTGGAGGAATAGTTCTAGGATCTCAAAGGGCTCCGAATCTTAGTCTTTTTGGAGTTAAACCTGGCGAACATACTTTTTGGATAAATACTCTTTCCAACAATAAAAAATACGGAATAACTCCACAATCTGCTACTGTATCCTTGATAGACCCCCCTGATGGATGGGCAGTACAAGAAACAGAAACTTGTGATTATAATGCCGTAGGAACTCATAGCAACACAGAGCATGTAACTTATGATGGAGATGACTATCTTAAATGCTCTCATACATCCAGCGTTCTTACTGGAGTATATACTAGTCCAGTATATGATCTTTTAGCTTCTGAAAGATATCTAGTTTATGCTTTAGCCAGCATAGTGGTATCTGGCGTAGGAACTACATGGGAAGACATTGGAGCTTCTTCAGAGCATTGGAGTGATGTGGGAGTAACTACTAGGCGATGGAGTGAAATTTTTGAACCTTTTGTCTCAGGACCTCAAGTTCAGATGCGTTTGTTGTATGGAGATTCAAATCCTCCATTAAATAGTGTAGGGAGGCTTGAGATCTTAAGTGCAGTAGTTACTGGAAGATACTTTCAACTGGAAATTACAGTTATAGATCCTAGCCCTGAAGTAAATGCATTGATCGAAAACTTTACCTTAAAATTTTGTCAGTAGGAGAAATTCATGTCCCAGGACTGGACCGATAATTCTTATCAGTTAGATCACATTGCTAGTACCGATCTTCAAAACCTGGAGGATAATTTTGCCTGTTTAAGATCTTCTTTTTCAGGCGCAAGCTCTCCGTCAAATCCTATTCCCGGTATGACTTGGTTAGATACGACTAATCATTTATTTAAACTCCGCAATGAAGAGAATAATTATTGGGTTACAATATTTGATCTACGTGTGGAAAGTCGGGCATCTAACCGACACTTAAGATTTACTCTGCTGGATCCACGTACAACGTATTTAAATGATACGCATGTTTGTATAATTCCAGCACTGGATGCTGCAATAGTTATAACTGATCTGAAAGTTACATGCAATGATGTTCCTACAACTGAAGCTTTTGGGGATTTAAAATATGCAGATGCATTTATAAGTATGGCAAATTCTGTCGTCATAAATAGTTTTGACACTACGCTTGGAGTAAGATCAGATAATTCTATATCTAATGGATCTGTTGCTGCAGGAAAATGCATCTACATTCAGTTCGATAGTTTACCTGTAGAAGCTTTAACGCAAATTTGTTTTGATATAACCTATAGGTATGTATAACTTCACTTAGTGAAGTTATGGGCATTCACTATGGTAACGATAATTCCAGCTGCGGGTAAAGCAAAAAGATTTGGCTACAGCCAGAAAACTTTGCTGGAGATTAATAAAAAATCTCTACTGTCAAGATTATTGACTAAAACAGATGGGAGAAAAATTCTAATTGTTAATGAGCAAAATAAAGATCTTTTTCGCTCTTATTCCTCTGAAATTCAAATCTGGAGTAATGGCGCACAGAATTTTAACAGCGTAAGAGGATGTTTGTATGATATTATGGATTGTCTTGTTGAACTTAATGTGCGAGATGATATTTGTATAATTTGTGCAGATTTACTCTTTAGTTTTTCTTTAGATAGTTGCATTCAAAAAGGTACAGATCAAAGAAGAATTTGCATTCCAATTAAAAAAGGTACTCCAGATGAAATGCAAATGGCAGGATCTGTTTGCGTTGATTCTTCAGGAACGGTATCAGATTTTGCGGAGCATAGAGTTCTTGATAATAGCAACTTTACTCAACTAGGGATTTATTTTATCCCTAAGCATCTTCTTTACTTAATTGAAGAGTGTTATCATCTAGATTCTCCAGGATATTTAATTGAATACGCATTTAACTTGTTTCCTGTATGTACAGATATAGTTGATGGATTCTGGTTTCACATCAATACGAAGGAAGACTATGAAAAAGCGAGAGACATGGTTGCTTATATTAACATATAAATATCCTCAAGGCTTGGCCAGATTACTCAAGTCTTTGGAGGAAACAAATTATCCTATGAATAGGATAAAACTTATTTTAAATGGAATTGACATCGATGCATATAAAGAAGTTCTCAGTATATACGAAACAAAACTGAACTGGATACTGGAATGGCCTCATAATCTTGGATTTTATAGGGCGTTTAATAACGGACTGTTAACTATTCCATCTAATGAATATGTAATACTTTGCAATGATGATGTAGTAATCAATAACTCATCTTGGATTGATGAATTATTTGCTGAAATGAACGAATTGATTGGGGTTGTAGGGATTAAACAAAAACATACATATCCTTCAGGAATAGAAAATATAGACTCCCGGAGAATTATGGCATGTTGTTTATTAAATCCAACAGCTGTTCGTAAAGTTGGCTTATTTGATGAAAGATATTTTGGATACTACGGGGACATTCAGTATTTATGCCAAATGCATGCGGCAGGATTTAAAACGCAATCTATCCTTACAGATAGTATCTTTCATGAAATAATGAAGACTTTTGAACAGATGCATAAAGAGGGTTCTGGTTGGGTGCTAAATGATGCTTGGTGGTTTTATCAGTATCTTAACTCTTCAAACTATGAATGGCGAGAAAGGTTTTTGGATTTTCCTATGAATGAGTTAAAGATTGAATTATCAAACTTCATCCGCCATAAATTAGGCTGCAATGAGGTTAATAAATGGCAGTAATTTCACGAACTCGCAGCCCTCAACTATCCGGGTTAGATTTAACTCTAGGATCGATTTCTTGGGCTAATAGAGATAATATAAAACTTGAAGATGGGGTATTCAGTACTGCAGTTCCGGATGGACCTTATGGGGGTTGGACATACTATTTAACTGCATCCAATTTTGGATTCTCTATCCCTACTTATGATATTGTTAAAGGCATAAAAGTTGAAATCAAACGTAAAGCTTCTGGAGGAATTTTAGGAGATTATTCTGTAAAATTGATCAAAGGAGGAGTTATTGGAGGAACTGAACACGGATTAGCTGCAAACTGGCCGACTGTAAATGAGTATGCAACTTACGGAAGTTCTACCGATATGTGGGGATTGGCTTGGGATCCTGCAGATATAAATGCAATTACTTTTGGAGTAGGAATATCAGTCGGATTTCCTTGGGATGGAGATGGTATTGCCTATATTGACTACATTAAAATGACTGTTTATTCAAGAGCATCTATAAAATCCCAACTTATTCTGATTAGTGATGACGTATGAAAGCTATATTAAAAGAAGACATGATTGTTAATTTACTGTCTCCAGATTCAACGGTTGGAGTTGAAATAGGAAATATCCCAAAGGAGACTGGAATTGATCGTCTTCGTTTCGATGGAAAAGTTCTCATCGATCTTATAAATGTCGAGCAGTTTTGGGTTCGTGCAAACTCTGCATCTAATTTTGAATTGCATATAATTCCAGTTACAAATTCTTCATTGATTAAAATGAAGTATGAGGATCGCAAGAAACTTTATCTTGACGGAGGAGTTATTAAAGTAGCTTCTGCTCAAGTTTATGATGCTAAATGCTCGGCTTTAACTGATCATATAACTAAAAATAAACATCTAAAAGAAGTTGCTTCAAAATTTTTAGATACTCTATCAACTCCTACTAAAATACAACAATATGTTTCTACTACTTACACATCTTTATCCCCAGAAGAGCAAACGTCTTTAGTTGATGTGTATAAACTGGTTTATTATTTGTTAATAACTAAATAGTTAAGAGGATTAAATGACTACAATTGTAAATGCGCCGGATGGGATAAGAACAGGAGCTCAATTAGGGAGTGGAGTAGCAACTTTAGCTCTTCCTCTTGATAATGGGGTTAATGATTACTACACTACTTTAGCTGAAGTTTTAGTATGGTTGAATACAAAGTATCAAAAAATTCCGGGAGCAACTTATAATTTATCTGAATTTGCTACTATTGCTGACGCTGCTACCACATTAAACGCATTGGATACGTGTATCGAGTTGGTTTTAGATACAGACGTTACATTAGCAGCTTCTGTTTCATTTGACGTTGAAGTGATTGTAAAACCTGTTCCTGGCAATGTTATCACCTTAGGGGCTTTTGATCTAACAGTTAGAAATCTTGCG